CTAATTCAAAGTTTCTTATTGATTTATCGCCACTGACCACTTGTTTATGCCATGTAGCCGTGTAAGGTTGACCGGCTCTATTTTCAATCATTAATACCACCCGCTTGATATAATGTGGTTTTGCAGTGTAATCTTGGTTTCTCTGCAAATGCTTATACGATCAATTAAATTTGGGTCAACAACTGAACCTGTTAAAGCATTATAACCGCTAACATTAGAATAATCAGTTTCTTCTAGTTCATACTTGAGTTGTTGCATAGCTGCTCTGTTAACATATTTTTCTTGTGCCTCAGTCAAATCATCAATATCAAAACCGGGCATTCTCGCAACAATATATTCTTCTATTTTTTCGATAACTAAATCAATTCTAGATTCAACGGCGTTATCTGGATCATCACCGCCATCAATATAATTGTTCAAATCTATGTTGTATCTTTTTCTAAAATCTTCACTTGTAAATTTCGTAAATGCCATAGTTGCCTCCTTAATAAAAAATAGGGTGGCAGCACATTACCACCACCCAATTAATATTTATTTCTTGCCAGAGTCTTTCTCCGTGCTCTTAGTAGATGCCTTTTTGACTTCTACTTTTTTAAAACCTTTTTCTTCGTAGGTTGGCAAGCTAGCTTCGTCGATAATTTCGAAAATAGCTCCGTCTCTTGTTACTTCTATTTTTTTACCCATTGCATTAAACCTCCTATTAAGCTGCTGCTACGTTATGTAAGTAGATACCTTTAGTTTTATTTGATTTAGCAGCACAGTATCCATATTTACGATTAGAAACTCTGTAAGCATCATAATCTGAGTCAGGAGCATCTACAGGAGTAGTTGTTCTCTTGACTGCTTGAGTGATTGCTGTTGGGTGAACGATCATAAAGTTGATATTCAAACCAGTTGATGCATTCTTGATATAACCGCCTGCTTCTTGTCCAGACGTTTCTCCATCATACATAGTGATTGCTGTGTAGAATCTTGATTGTGGAACAGGAATAATTTGAGCGAAATCTTTTAAAGTTTCTCTAGATTTTGTTGTATCTAAAGTTTGGATTGCTCTATACAAAGAAGACTCAATAAATAAAACTCTGCCTTCTGTTGGGACTTCGTTAGAGTCCATAGTTCCCATGCCGGTGTTGATAGCAGCGATTGCTGTTGATGCAGTCAATGAAGCTTCAGCACCAGCTCCTTTTGCAACTGCGTATTTTGCAAATCTATATGCGTCAATTTCTGGAATAGACCATACTCTTTCATATTCAGCAGCAGCGTCCATGTATAAACCGCCTACTTCCATTTCATCAAGTGCATCGATTACGAATTTACGACCGCGGTCGTAATCCGGTGTTACACTTTGCCACGCAACTGTTACGTCACCTGATTTGTATGCTCCACCACGAGTCATTGCTCCCGGCCCTTGAACAGTTACTTTTTTAATTTTGAATTCTTTGCCGACCATTTGTGCTTCTGCGTTATCTAACACTGAAGTTAATGCGCCTCTTTTGTACATTAAGTCTAACGCTTGTAGATATTGTACAGGTAATGTGATTGAATTTGCCATAATTTTTTAACCTCTTTCTTTTTTAATTTTCTTTTTTACCGAATCCATACTTACTAGCGATTGCTTCGGCATCCATATCGCCAGCATTTAAGTTATCCCCTTTAATCTCTTTACCAAACTTATCTAATCTAGGTTGGGGATCTTGATTGTTGTTATCAATTTCAAACAAATAAGCATCCGATTCTTTTAAAGTTTTTAATTGTTCATCAAAACCGTTTAATTTTCCATCAACTACTTTTAGTTCGTCAATATTCAACAATGCTCTTGCAGCTTTAGGGTTACGAGCCCCAGCGTCTCTAAGCGCGTCACTTATTAAATAATCGCGTTCGCGCATCTTGATATCGCTTTCGTATTTTTCTTGAGTTGCTTTGTTTTCTTCTTGCAACTTCGCGATAGTTGCTTTAAGTTCTTCAGCATCTTTTGAACCAGACATAGCGGTTTCTAAATCAGTCGATAACTTTTCATTGTTGGTTTTTAGCTCTTTATTCTGCGTGCTTACTTCATCAAATCTAGCTTTTGGAATGAAGTTATCTTGCGGTTCTAAAACCACATCAACGTCTTTAAATAACTCATTAAGAGCCTTTAGTTGTTCTTCATTCAATTTGTTTTTTAATTCTGCGTTTGGTTTAAACATAATATACTCCTTCTCATTTGTTATCGCGGTTGTGTCCGCGTTTTAGGAATAGGATTTATCGCATACCTGCGGTTATATAAAAAAGACCCGTTAAGGTCTTAATTAATTAAATTGTTCTTCTTCTTTTGTAACTCTAGTTCGCCAATCGTAATATGCTCGACCATTTTTAAGCGAGTATTTACGATAATTCTTTGTCATGCGTTGCCACCTCTTACGATAAGACGCTGCCTCTTCGGTTTCGCCAGCTACACGCAAAGATCTTTCTTCTAACTTCATATTGCGTATATTCCGCTCATATTGCCTTTGTCGATTATTAATGGTGTTCTCTCTTTTAACGGTAGCTTTATCATAATCATCTGGTGGAGTAGATTTTGGTGTGTAGGGTATTAACCTATGTCTGCAGTTGTAACCATTGATGATTCCGTTTCCGTCGCCTCTTGGTCCTTTGAGCGCTTCATCTAATGGTGTGAACTTAATGCCGTCTATCACACCTGTTCTACCCTTTATTGAATATAACTTACCTTGATAAGGCGAACATCTAGGTGATGCATCAGGATGGCTTGAAGTCCATACTAAATCTTTACCATCTTCTGCATACTTCTTTAAGTCTTCTAGATTAGCTTCGTATCTTGTTTTCATCTCTGCATAATTCCGTAAGTTCATTTTGTAAGGTTTACCGTTGCGGTCAGTTCTATATACATTTGCTGAATCAAGAGCGAGGTTTTTAATCTGTCTCTTAACTATTTTTTCATAAGATTGAATAACGGGTTGGCCAGCTGCATCTTGTGTTAATACGTTTCGAAAGTTACCTATAATTTGATTTTGTTTTCTTGGGTCAAGCCCCATGAACTCTCTAAGATTAACGTTATAAGATTTTTTCACGTTGTTAATCTCGGGTTTAAATCTGGACAGCTTGTCGATTGATTTTAAAATAGAGGCATTAGCGACTCTTAAAGACTGTCTATAAGTATAATCCCAACGCTGTGCGTTCTGCGCTAGCGAGTATTGTACTTGCCTTCTATCTTGGATTGGTATCTCAATTGTTGCGTTCTTAATAATCTCTTTAATTTGTAAAGACAATTTAGCTTTAGGTATATCTTCTTTATAAGCCTTAATGATAGTTTCTTTAATTAAAGTTTGAGCCTCTTGAACTGCTATTACTTGGTTTTGAGCGATGTTTTGTTTAGGGCTTTTAAAGTCAGCCATAACTATTCTTCATCACCTTGCGCGTCTTCTTCATTAACGTTATCTTCATTCACATCTTCATCAACCAAGTCTTCCATCCTTAACGCTTCCGGATTATCAATAGCCATACCGTTTTCTAACTTAATGCGGTCGATAATCTCTTGTTGTTGATCTGATGATAAAGTTGGATAAATTCTTTTAACAGCAGTTTCTGTATCGGCTACACCCATGTTCTTGGCGCCTCCCCATGTGTTAATAAGTTCTTGGTCGCTTGATTGTACGTATTCAGGCCAATGACATGTTATGGTTAGGTTATCAAAATCCAAATCAACCATGCTATCTATTCCTGGTTGTTCTTCAATTATTTTGTTATTCAATAGCCAACTGTTAAACTCTAATAATTTTGACAAGATATTCTCAAAGTATGGTTTCCACATACCTATCATTTCGTTTCGGGTGTCTATGGTATCTTTTTGTCTTTCAAGTTGTGAACTGTCAGATGCATTAATAGATTCGAAACCGGTAGCCATTCCGCCAAATGAAGTTGGAGACATATGAGCGTTAGCACATATCATACCCATTTCTAACTTCCATTTTTTTACAAAAGAGTCTGTTTTGTCGTTAGCTTGTAAAACTGTTGCTGGCGATGTCTTGCCTTGTGTTTGGTCAATATCAACACTAGGGTTAACATAATTTGTTTTAAATTTATCTCTTGAATGTTTAGGTTTACCATCACTGTCTTTATCTAACCAAGACATAGGGTATACGTATAGTGATTTGTTATTACGAACTTCAGCAGAGTTTTCAGAGAACAGTTCGTCAAGTTTATCGAAGCTAACTAAACTGCCTGAATAATCGCTAGAACCGTAATTGCTGTTTGGAAAATCCCTGTTAGGTAGTCTGTTTGGTTTTTCGAACGCTAGCATACCTTTAATGCCAGGATAAACATAAGTCTCTTGATCAATGCCTTCGGTTAGTTCCGGGCACGCAGATTGCCAATTATCAAACTTAATCGGTGTTTCTTTACCGTTTTTCAACTCGTAAAGTGTATATGTAATTAATGCGTCGCCAATTTCAACTGGCGTTTTCGTACAATTCCATTGTTCACAATAACGCAAAACTTCTTCTTCTGTTTTAAAAAATTGATCAGGTCTAACTGTTGAATATATTTCATCAAGTCTATATTTTTTATTTTTTTCTTCATCGTGGAACCATTCGTGGAATGTTATTGCAATCGTGTGCCCTCTTTTTTTGTCAACGCTAAACGACCTTACATCACAAGACTCTATCAGCGGGTAAGAGGTGATTGCTTTGTCAAAGTTAAATTTAATAGCTTGATGACCAGACCAACTTTCCTCTTCAGTTGCTTTTTTAACAACATCCATGAGTTTTGTTTTTGGTATTAAAGTTTTTGTAAGTAACTCTCTGACCACCTTAGACTGTTCTTCATCAACGTCATCTGAAATTTTACCTTCTTCGTCTGTTTTATAAACTTCCGCGTCAATGGTGATATCTTGCCCCCACAACAACCTTGATTTCTTATTGCTTATTAAACCAGGCATACCTGTATGAACCTTGATGATTTCGTTTGGTGCAACTTTCCAAAACATGTTTAGTTCTGCTTCAGTATCGTCGCCTAATGAACCACGTTCTTGTTTGTAGTAATTAGATATAATGGCCGCGTCGCCCATCCACCACAACAAATACTCAGTCAAGAGCCTTGTCCTTCTTCTTGAGGACATGTATTTCATCCCTAATTTGTTGAAATCAGGGTTAAATCTTATTTTATCATTCAATCTTTTCAATCCCCTTTCCAGTTTTTTATCATAGCGAGAATGCATATAGTCTGTAATTTTTGAAAATATACCCATTAACTCACCCTCTTTGCTGCTGCTAATAATTTATTCATATGCCTTGTTTCGGCATATTCGGTACCATCCATAATATCGTTCATTGGCAGGTTATTATCTTCTCGTTCTTTACCTTCTTTACCTTTAACCCATGTTGCTGCCATAAAAGCGTTATAAGCAGCCATGCATTTGTTGTGAATCAAAAACCTTCCAAGATTGAATAAGATAATATTCAAGTCGATTCTGTCTTTAATTGTTGCTTTATAACTTGGTGCAATCTGTATAGGGAGGTTAAGGGATTGTAAGTCTTTGATATAATTACCTTCTGCCGAATCAACAAAACCACCATCAATCATTCTGATAATATCACTGTGACGTTCCAAGAACGCCCATAATCTATCTGTTTTGTATTTATACCCTACTGCTTTACCATTGCTTTCTGATTTAAATACATCCAAATCAACTATTGCAGCATATTCATAGTTCTTAGAAAAACCAACCAAAGTAAAGACATTTGTCGCTCTGTTGTCCGCGATGTCAATGCCAATCGTATATCTGTGCAACGGGTATTTTAATTTACCTTGTTCATCTTTTGCATAGATATCAACAATGCAATCCGGATTGATGTAATCA